GATGAACAGAAGCAGTTTATAATCAAGGATAACGTAGGCTTTGGTGAATGGGATTGGGACATGATTGCTAATCAATGGGATGCGGAGCAGGTAGAAGAATGGGGTCTTGACATTCCAGAGTTTAGCATCAAGGAAGAACTAGAAGCGGAGGAAGATGATTATGAGATGCCTGATGAAGTTCAAACGGATATTGTCCTAGGTGATTTGTTTGAGATTGGAGAACACCGTTTGCTTTGTGGAGATAGTACAGATAGTGATGCAGTAGAGAAATTAATGAATGGAGAAAAAGCAGACATGGTTTTTACTGATCCGCCTTATGGAATGTCTTATAAGGGTACGACTTTTGGCAAAGAAGGAATAGAAAATGATGGTGATGATGAATGGGAAAATGTGCTTAAGGAATCTTTTAAAAATATGATTTTATTTTCTTATAATTCTGTTTTTGCATTATGCTTTAGTCCTTCAAGATTAGATAGGTTTTTTAAATGCACAGAAGGTATAAATTTTAAAAGAATATTAACAATATATAAACCCAATAGAATGGGTTTCCCTTGGCAAAGTTGGATTTTAACCAGTGAAATTATTGCATTATTTGAAAATGGTAAACCTGAATATATAAAAGAAAATTATAAACATGATGTATATACTTTTGATTATTCTGAAAGACCTGATAAAGAAGTAAATCATCCAACTGTAAAACCTTTAAGTATCGTTGGAGATGTAATAAGTAAAACAAAAGGACAAAGTGTTTTAGATTTATTCTTAGGTAGCGGTACGACAATGGCAGCTTCACATCAACTTAAACGCAAATGTTTTGGTATGGAACTTGATCCTAAATATTGCCAAGTGATTGTAGACAGGATGAAAAAATTAGATCCTAGCCTAGTGATCAAGAAGAACGGAATTGCATTATAAATAGATAAATAAAAACAACGTAAATACAGCGATGCCAAACCCTGAAAATATAAATCCACACAAATTCCAAAAAGGAGAAAGTGGAAACCCAAACGGAAGACCAAAGGGTGTAAGAAATCGTTCTACATTAGTACGGGAATGGCTTGAAGTAAAGCAAAAGGCTAAGAACCCAATAACAGGGCAGACAGAAGATCTTGAGCAACAAGACCTAATGACATTAGCTTTGATTAAAAAGGCTAGGGAAGGGGATGTACAAGCCTACAGGGAGCTTATGGATTCGGCTCATGGTAAGATTGAGCAAAAAACAGACATCACTTCAAAGGGTCAAAAACTATTTGAAGTCAAGATAGTGGATGACAGTATCTAGCATCAAAACAAACAAAGTATTTAGGCACCTAGAAGAAAGCACGGCAAAGATAATAGTGCAGCAAGGAGGCACCAGATCAGGCAAAACCTTTAACATCCTGCTTTGGATTATCTTTGCTTATTGCCAAAGAAACGAAGGTAAAATTATAACCATCTGCAGGAAGTCCTTCCCGGCTTTGAGGGGTACGGTGATGCGTGACTTTTTTCAGATCCTTAAAGATCATGATATCTATTCGGAAGACTACCACAGCAAAAGCAATAACGAATACAAGCTAAACCAAAACACGATTGAATTTATTTCACTTGATATGCCTCAAAAAATCAGGGGTAGAAAGCGGGATCTACTTTTTGCAAATGAGGCAAATGAATTAACTCATGAAGATTGGACTCAGCTACTTTTTAGAACTAACGAGAAGGTAATCCTAGATTACAATCCATCTGAAGAATTCCATTGGATCTACGATCAGGTGCTAACCCGTTCGGACGTGGAATTTTTTCAGACTACCTACAAGGATAACCCATTTTTAGGCGATGTAATCAAAGATGAAATCGAAAGGCTAAAAGGGATAGATGAAAACTATTGGAGGGTCTACGGCCTTGGAGAACGAGGGCAGGCTAGATCCCTAGTATATACTTTCAGCACGATCAAAGAAATCCCTAAGGAAGCAAAGCTAGTAAGCTACGGCCTAGACTTCGGGTACTCAAGTGACCCTACTTCTCTAGTGCGCACGTATATCCTAGATGATAATATGTACGTGGATGAATTGCTATATCGTACCGGGATGACTAACCAAGACATCGCAAACGAAATGAAAGTTCTAGGGTTAGATCGCAGTAACGAAATCTATGCCGATTCAGCTGAGCCTAAAAGTATAGAAGAAATCTACAGGATGGGGTGGAATGTAAAGCCTACCATAAAAGGATCTATCAACATAGGGATTGACATCATCCGTAGATACAAGCTGATAGCAACCGAAAGCAGTTTCAACCTGATTAAAGAACTCCGGAACTACAAGTACATTGAAGATAAAAACGGGCAGATGACTAACAAGCCTGTGGATAATTTCAATCACGCATTGGATGCCCTGCGGTATTCGGTGGTAAACAAGATTTCAAAGAGCCATCTAGGCAGGTACTCCTTCAGATAGAAACATAAACCAAACAAAATATATTTAGAATCATGTGGGATAAATTAACCGTTGGGCAGTTCATAACCTTGTACGATATCGAGGCAAGCCAGAATCTAAACATCATTGAAAAGCAACAGAAAATGCTTGCGGTGATTGAGGGTAAAAATGAGCGGGAGTACGATGATTACAAGTACAGGGATCTTATCCATGAGTATGGGGAAAAGCTATCTTTCTTCAACAATATTCCAGAATCCAAACCTGTGGACTTCCTTCAGGTAGGGGATAACCGCTACAAGTTCTGCTATGAATTGCAGGAGATCACAGCAGGGCAGTACATAGATATCTTAGCCTTCAGCGGTGAGATCATGCAGCTTAACAAGATTGCTGCCTGTTTCTTTCTACCTATGCAGGGTGAGAAGTACCAAGGATACGGGGCTGTGCCTCATGATAGGGTAGCGGATGACTTGCTAGAAGCTAACTTTGTGCAGGTCTACGGTTGTATGCTTTTTTTTTGTCAACTATTCAACGAATTAATAAGCAGTACAATAACCTACTCAATCCAGAACAAGGAACTGGCGGAGAAGGCAGCCCGTTTATGGAACGTTGGGGGTGGGTATTTAGCACTAAACAGGTCGCAGACTTCAGCAATATAACGGTGAATCAAACCTACGATTTGAACGTGATCGAGTACCTGAATACATTGGCATATTTAAAGGATTACAATAAACACAAGGATCTCGAATACAAGAAATGGCAGTTGCAACAAAGGCACAGGTAGAAGGACTAGTCAACATCGGAGGCAGAAGGCTGAAGGGTAACGAATTTGTCGCTGCCGTAGAAGGTGCCCTTGTAAAAAATATCAAGGATGCCATGGAAAAGCTAGGGTTATCTGTAGTAGATAATCTAGCTAAATACGCACCTGTAGATAATGGAAAGCTAGCAAGTTCTTTTGAAGTATTAAAAGTAAGCGAAACAAAGAGCGGATATAGGCTAGAAATAAGCGTGGGGGCTGAGTATTCAGATTACCAAGACAAAGGGGTAAGGGGTATCCAGAACAGGCGCAAGACCTACAAGAATGCTGATGGTAGATTCTATCAATTCAAAACCTACGGGATGCCTGTTGAAGCCTTGCAAGGTTTAGAAGGATGGATGAAGCGTAAGAACATGGAGATCGAAGCAACAAACCTAATCGAAGGAAGACAGATGTTACCACAGATTTCAACTAGCGCAAAGAGGCTAGCATACTACATTAAAAAGTACGGTATTGAAGGAAAGATGTTTGTGAAGAAATCAATTGACGAAGCAACCCCTGAATTTAACATCGACATTCAAAACATTGGATTTAACTCCTTGACCTTAAAGATAAGCAAATGATAACCCTAGTAGAACCTACCAATAGTATCCTGCCTGCATTCAATCGCATTAACTACACGATCAGCAGCACCAACGCAAACCTCTCAGGGTTTAAGTATGTGGTCAAAGTTTTTAATACTGCAAACGAATTGATCACTCAGGCATTCTATGACTCCCCGGCTAACCCTGCGGATTCTGTTGAGTTTGATGTCAGTAAATTTGTATCTGTAAACTTTACCTACTCAAGCGGATTCTATCAGGTAGCAACCTCAGCTAGCAACACCAACGTAATCAAAGGCTACTATCTTAAATGCTATGAGTACTACGAAGTTGCAGGGGTATTCCAGATCGTATCAGCTTCCGAGGTGGTAAGTGCTACGAAGTATGCCTTGGCTGCTTCTTTTCCATTACTAGAATTTGATCTATGGTATTCAGTATTTACTGGAGTTACCTTTGCAAATTATTTAGAATATACTGGAGAAAGCTATACGGAATACAGGCCTTTAACAGATTGGACTTCAATAAAGCTAAGGGAAACAGATTCGCAAATATTTGGCTTTCTAAATACAGGTCTCTTGACTAACTGCGAACTGCTAGTCACCTATGCAAACGCTACTACATCGACCTACTACATTACTCCTTCAGCCGTTGCTACTCCTAGCGTGACCTACATCAAGATCACACCTTTGACCTATGGCGGAAGCATAGATAATATTCAGGTCTTTGCGAATTGGAATAACGGATCAGCAAGAAGGGCAAAATTTGCTACTATCTTCATTCAGTCCTGTGGTAAGTTTGATCCTATGCGATTGGCTTACCTAAACAAATACGGGGTTTATGATTTCTTTAATTTTGACCTAGTAAGCAAGACTACCTTCGATGTTGAAAAGAAAGGATACGAGCGGAACTACACAGGCAGCATCTATGAATCGGACGGGATCAGGGTAAAAAATATTAACCCGATTTACTACACAAAAGAAACTCAAAAGTGGAAGATTATAAGTGACTATTTAACGGATGCACAAGCCGAGATCCTGCGGGAGTTGTACTCGTCCCCATTGGTCTACATGAATTTGGTAAATGATAATTACATCAACCCATCATGGATACCTGCGAAGCCTACAGCGACATCCTACGAAGTTAAAAAGACAGCGGTGGACAAAGTATTCAATATTGAACTAGACCTTGAATTTCAGCTTATAAACAATCGACAGGTAATATGAGCGCAAGACTATTTGTAGAAGGCTATGAAGCCGACACCCTTGGTGATATCGATGTAGAATTTACCTTTTCGGTTGCGGATATTAGCGACATCGAAAGAAGGAATACTAGCTTTTCTAAAACTTTAACCCTGCCAAGTACTGCAAGAAATCAGCAGCTATTCGGGAACATCTTTGATATTTCGGTAAATAATAATAACAACATAAACAATCCGAACATAGGGCAGAACTTTAACCCGGCAAATCAGGCGAAAGCCCAAATCTTCCTAGACAACGTGAAGATATTTGATGGGGTTTTAAGGATGTCTAAGATCGTCAACAGGCAAGGGGATATCACCTATGAAGTTAATATGTTCGGCAGGCTGAGAGACATCTTAGATGCCTTGGGTGACCTAACCTTAGCAGACCTTGATTTCGATGACTATGACCATACCTACAATCAGGCAAACATAGAAGCAAGTTGGGCACGG